TTTCCCCTACGTTAATTCAACGCAGAGGTATAGCAATTAACCCTTCAGGTATTGTAGAAACTACAACTGAGTTTTCATTTGCTACTCAAGAAAAAGTTCTTATAGAAGATTTAAAACTCATTATTGATGAATTAGATCTTAGAGCAGATTACTCAGGAGTAAATTTAGGGGAACAAATAACTTCAACTGATTCTGAGGTATCTTTACCTAATTAATAAAATTAATATTTTTAATATTTATAAACAATGAAACAAANTGCATTAAAATCATTAATAAAACAAGCTGTTAGAGAGGCTATTCAAGAAGAATTAAAAGATATCCTCCTTGAAGCAGTTCGTTCTCCTAAACAAGTAGTTGTAGAAAATGTTCAATCCCCAAAAGTAGTTGAAGGACCCTCAATGAGTTCTAATGAAAAAAGGGATGCTTATAAAAACATAATGGGAGATATGAGGGCCCAACTTACTTCTCAAAATGTTCCTAAACCTTTTAACCCCCAAGGAGGAGCACCAGGCATGGATCTCCCAGCGGGTGAAGTTAATATGGACCAAATAATGGGATTAATGAATGGATAATGGCCATAAAGCAAACTAACATATTTCCTATTGATAAACAACCACGAAATGCGGTAGGTGTTGCTTTCCCTTTCACTTCATATTCTCCTAATGGTGCTACCCCCTTTAAATTAAATTATACTACACAAGATCAACTTAAATCTAATTTAGTAATTTATTTCTCAACTAATAAAGGAGAAAGGCCCTTAAATCCCAATTATGGAGGGAATTTAAAAAGACTTTTATTTGAGCAACTTACATCTGATACTAATGAGATTATTGAGTCCATTATACGAGATGAATTAGCTTTATATTTCCCTGAAGTTATATTAAAGTCTTTAGAAATACTCCAAAAAATAGATTCTCAACAAATATTAATAGTTATGAGATATGTTGTGTTTAATAACGAAGAAGATTCTTTAGAAATTAATTTTAACCCCTAATGGCTTTAAGTAAAAAAATAAATAGAGATATTAAATACGTTAATAGAGATTTTGATACCCTTAAAACTTCACTTGTAGAGTATTCAAAAACCTATTTTCCTACTACATATAATGATTTTGGCCCTAACTCTCCAGGCTCCCTTTTTATGGAAATGTCTGCTTATGTGGGTGATGTATTGTCTTTTTATCTTGATAATCAAATACAAGAAACTTTTTTACAATATGCTCGTCAAGAATCTAATTTGTATGATTTAGCTTATATGATGGGGTATAAACCTCAAGTTTCAACCGCAGCTGTAGTTGATGTTGAAATTTTTCAACAAGTACCTTCAAAACAAATAGCGGATAATTTAGTAGTACCTGATTTTGATTATGCTCTTTTATTTTCAGAAAATACAAGTTTAACTTCTACTACAAATTCAACAGGTTTTATAATAGAAGATTCTATAGATTTTTCTTTTTCTTCTTCACAAGATCCTACAGAAATTTCAGTATATCAAATAGAAGGGAATAAACCTACATATTATCTTTTAAAAAAGAAAAGAAAAGCAATTTCTTCAAATATTAAAACTAATAGTTTTACTTTTACAAGTGTGGAAAGATATCCTACTATTACTATTAAAGATACTGATATTATAGGAATTTTAGATGTAACAGATAGTGATGGCAATGTTTGGACTGAAGTACCTTATTTAGCATCAGGAAATAAGCCTGCATATTATCTTTTAAAAAAGAAAAGAAAAGCAATTTCTTCAAATATTAAAACTAATAGTTTTACTTTTACAAGTGTAGAAAGATATCCTACTATTACTATTAAAGATACTAATATTATAGGAATTTTAGATGTAACAGATAGTGATGGCAATGTTTGGACTGAAGTACCTTATTTAGCCCAGGAAACTATATTTGAACCTATTAAAAACAAAAATCCTTTTAGCCCTGATCCTAATTCTCAAGATGATGTAAATGAGGTTCCTTATTTGTTAAGGTTAAAAAAAGTACCAAGAAGATTTGTTAGTAGATTTACATCTAAGACTGAATTAAATATTCAATTTGGAGCTAGTACTAATCAAAATAATATAGATGAAACTATAATCCCTAATCCTGATAATGTTGGAATAGGTTTGCCTAATAATATTAATAAAACAAAAACTGCTTTTAATCCTTCTAATTTTTTATTTAGTGGGACTTATGGGATAGCACCCTCAAATACTACTTTAACTGTTAGGTATTTAAAAGGTGGTGGAGTTGGAGCTAATGTTGAATCTAATACTATTAATACTATTAATAATGCTACTATTAAATTCCAAAACGATAGTTTAACAAATACTAGTTTAGCTCAAACTATATTCGATTCAGTAGAAATTAATAACCCCTCAGCAGCCTCAGGAGGGTCAGATGGTGATTCTGTAGAAGAAATTAGAAATAATTCTTTAGCTAATATGGGGGCACAACAAAGAACAGTAACTGAAGAAGATTATTTAATAAGAACTTTAAGTTTACCTCCCCAATATGGTACTATATCAAAAGCTTATATAGAACCCGAAAAATTAGAAAATCTTCTTCCTGGGGAGAGTCAGTCTTCTTTAAATTTGTATATTTTAGGTTATAATAATAATAAACAACTTAAGATAGCTTCTAATACTTTAAAAAGAAATTTAATTACTTATTTATCCGAAAATAGGACTATAGGAGATTCTATTAAAATAAAAGATGCTTTTATTATTAATATAGGTATTGATTTTGATATTATAGTATTACCTAATTTTAATAATAATGAAGTTGTAAGAAATTGCATTACAGCCATTCAAGAATATTTTAATATTAATAACCAACAAATCAATCAACCTATTTATACTAGAGAAATATTTCTTTTATTAGACAGAATTCCTGGAGTTCAGACTGTGAATGATGTGAATATTATAAATAAGGTTGGAGTATCTAATGGGTACTCTCAATATGGTTATGATATAAAAGGTGCTACTAAAGATAAAGTTATATACCCTTCATTGGACCCCTGTATATTTGAAATTAAATACCCTAGTACGGATATTAGAGGTAGAGTAACAACCCTATAATAATGGCAGTATATAAAATTTTTCCCACTAAAGATTCTACAATCTATTCAAGATACCCTAAAAGAAATACAGGGTTAGATTCTATATTAGAGGTTTCTGCAGATTATGCTACTTCTACACCACAAGTTAGTAGATATTTAATCCAATTTGATCAGACTAGTATTAATTCAATTTTTAATGATAAAATATCTGATAGTGTTTATCAAATAAACTTAAAAAATTATATTTGCAATATAAACAATCTAAATTTAGATACTACTTTAGAAGTATATGCAACTTCAGGTTCTTGGGGAATGGGAACAGGACATTTTAATGATACCCCTGAAACACAAAATGGATGTAATTGGAAATATAAAAATTATGAGGGGGAAGGAGAGTGGACTACTTCTAATTTTTCTACGTATGTAACTGCTTCATATGGTCAAGAAACAGGAGGAGGTACTTGGTACACTGGTTCATCTCTAGAATTAAATGTTACACAATCTCAAGTTTATTCTTATAATAGCAATAAGGATTTAAATGTTAATGTTACTAATATTTTAAGAAATTGGTATAGTGCTTCAAATAGTTTAGGGGGTTTCTCCAATGATGGGTTTATGGTTAAATTGAGTAAAAATGATGAATTTATAGCAAATAGGAATGAACAGCCTAATATTAAATTTTACTCAGTAGATACTAATACTATATATCCCCCTGAGTTGCAATTTCAATGGGATGATAGAATTTATGCTACTTCCTCAGCAATTCCTACTATTACTACTACGGATATAGTAGCTACATTAGATAATAACCCAGGAACTTTTAAAAGAGATAGTATACATAAATTTAAAATAAATTGCCGCCCTCAATTTCCTACTCGTGTATATCAAACTAGTTCCCTTTATACTCAAAAAAATTATTTACCCACATCTTCTTATTATGCTATAAAAGACTTGGATACTAATGAATT